ATTTCCTGTAACAAAAACAGAAGTTCCTACATCTCCTTCAGAAAGTGTTAAGCTATTTCCAGTCGCATAAACGACCCATTCGGCCGCGGCATCCACATCATTGACACTTGCCGTTAATTGATGCTCTGAGGCTGGTGAGATAGTAATATTACCATCCGCGGAAATAGCAAATGTACCTATGGATGAAGTAAGGCTCGTCCCTGTAACACTAATATTTTGATCCGTGGTGATAGTTTCTTCACCCTGGCTGATAGTTAAAGAATTCCCGCTAACAGCAAAAGAACCCCCCGATGCACCCCATTGCTGGTCGCCCCAGCCAATAGCTGCTCCAGTGGTAATATCCGTATCACGATTCCATCCTGTTCTAATTTCTACTGATTCAGTGGTATCTCCCAAAGATGAGGTTGCCCCCACGCCTGTGATAGCAAATATATGATCTGTATTGATAGTGTAATCGCCAACAGTAGACGTTAATTCTTCGCCTGTTGGAGTTGCATTCGCAATACCAACAGCCGTAGCTGTCCCTATGGAAAGAGTTGTGCCTAACCCAGTGACACTGATAATTTGATCAGTTACAACAGTAGGCGTTGCAGTGCTTGACGTGAGGCCATTCCCTGTGGCGGCAACGGGTGCATATTCTCCCCATGCTCCAATGCCCCAAGTCTCTCGGCCCCATCCTTGTAGAGAGGCCATGATTTATTCTCCTTATGCGATCCTTAAAATTGCAGCAGTCGCTTCAGCCGCAGGAAACGTAATTGTAAATGTTCCTGAAGTCGAAGTTTTAACACCACCAAAATCTAAAACACAAACAGATGCATTGGTTGTTAAACCAGTGACAGTAGAACTATTATAAATCACAGCAGCTTGTGCAGAAATTGTTGCACTTGTGAATGAAAGATCTGGTGAAAAGTCACACACAGCGGTATCAGTTGATAACACTGGAGTCACTGATGTTAAGGCTCCACCACCTGCGGAATAAGTGCCTGATGCACCTACCTCGTCGGGTGTGTCGTAGATAGTAGTTGATTTTGATAAAGTCGCTTCACTATCGTAAAGTGCTAATTTAAAAGTGTTCCCTGTCGATGCAGTAAAATCATGCAATGCTTTCAGGATCTCCACTTTAAAACTGTTACAAACAGCTTGAGTAATAGCCATAATAACCTCCTATGGGTTCCTTGATTCGAGAGGGACACGAATGACACCGTCTCTGTATTCGTCTCTACGATCACGCCCCATCTCATATGTGGCAAGATTCTGTACAGACTGAGTATATTTTTGTTGATACAGTTGTATCATATCTGTCGGACCTTTCAAGTATGCAAGTCCTTCTAATATACAACCATATAATAGCACGTTGGGAGCATTTTGACTGATCCACGTGGATGTGTTGGAAGCCGATAAATTATCAGGCATCCTTAAATATGCAAGTTCAACAGCTATGTTGGCACTTGGTGTCGGCGCAATATAATGCGTGTCTTGATCCCAATCAGCATAATACTTAGGAGTACCCGTTGCTGTTCTATCAGGCCAGTACTCTGTCATAAATGAAATATCCTTCTGTAGCAAGGTTGTTCTTACATCCGAGACAACAATTTGAAGATATCGGGTAGCTCTCCAGTCTCCTGGAAGGGAAAGAAAAGCGATATCTTGGGTTAAACTGGCCGTGTCATATTTACGGTAATAACTGAGATCCACTTCCTTAAAAAGTTTATTTTCGACATTAACGATGAATGTATTGACAACAGCATCCGAAAGTACGTCACTGGATGTTTCCGTGTAATTCCTTACGTTTGTTAATAAATCAGAATAATCGGTCATGTCGTGGTCACTGTAACCTTTCCTACAAAACTATGCAATAAAGTTGGTTTGTTAGGTTGTTGAACGCCTAACGGTTGCATGCTTCTGACAAACCCTGGATAAGACACCCCGTTGGCGTAATAGAGAGTGACAGCTTCTTGCAGTGTTTCAAAACTATTTACGTTCGTGCCAATTCGTCCCACATAGACTGTGGAATTGGCAACTTGAGGCATTGCATGTTGCAACGCTTCAAAATCAGTGGGATGGTTTTTAGGATTGATCTGAGGGGCTTTTGGCTCAAATTCACTATAGTGAACCCACACTCCATTCCATTCCTGCACCATTTCAGTGTAAGGATATGCCATCCCGTCACGATCGGAAATCCTTTGAGCGAACTTGCCTGTAGCGTATTTACCCATTAGTTAATCCATGTTTGTCGTGGAACCACGCTATAACTAGCTTTCTCCACGTCTTCGTTGGCCGCGCGCTGAAACTCCTCCTCATAGAGAGGTTTAAGTAAAGCGACACGATCCGGTTGATATTTCAATGCCATATAATAAGCCAGTCCTGCAACCATGCAGGGAATGAATCGAAAGGGAATTTGTGCGTTATTCGTATAGCTGCCGGCATCAAACATACGAATTAAGGCATAATAAATAAAAGTATAATCACTTGAAGGTTCAGGGTACAGATAAACTGTTGGATTTATTGTTCGTTCAAAATAAAACTGCGTAGGACGTCCTGATGTTGATTTTACAGTATAGTTCCAATAAGTGCTTCTGCCAATTCTCGTCATAGCAAAATCATTATTACTGCTGTCGCGCATAACGCAGTTGGTGATGTCAATGATGGTCTGGGTGTCCCCTCCCGTGAGCAAAGTCGCTCCTGACAAGGGATTAGTGAATCCTGCTGATGCAACAGCAATTTCTTGTTTCTGAATCGTCCATAGATTAAGGCCTCTGTTCGCCCAATCGGCGAACATGATGTTAAGGGAACGGCGCGCGGTTTTTATTTCATAACCAGTACGGTCCTGCAAACCGCACCGTTCAAAAGCCTCTTCTATGATTTCATCAATCGCAAGATCGAAACTCGCTGTGGAAGCATACGTTGGCATAGATTATTTCGCAATCCCAAAACCGCGTTTGGCTATTCCGCCGCCTCTGCGTCTAATGACTCCACCTGAAGCATTATTCTGTGCAATGTTTCCCATCTTTTTACTCCCGCTGAGAAACCCTCTTCTTCCACTAAACGACGTATCAGCAAGTAGTTGATTACGCAGTGCCACAAGTTGCTTTATTGTTTTTTTCATGGCTTCAATTTTAGTTAACACACTTTTTCCCGCTACAAAAGTAGCTAACTCTTCTTTTGTCATTCTTTCGATTGCTGGGCCTTTATCAGAAGTTTCATCACGTCCAGAACTTCTTACGGGACCTGTTTGTTTTGCCGTCATTTCGCAACCCCCATTCCACGTTTCGCGACTCCGCCACCACGGCGTTTAATTGCTCCGCCTTTCTTGTAGCCTCTGTTGAGTTCGCCTATGACTCTGCTTTTCTCAGCTCTTCGATTAGGATTCATGCGCTCTGCGTCAATTCTTCCTACTTCTTCCAATAAATTCCTTCTTCCTAAGCCGCCTGCTTGACGTTTAACTACGCCACCATCAGCTTTGGCGATGCCTTTTCCTCTTTTAGCGATGCCTCCGCCTCTTTTATTGATAACACCTTTACCTTTACCGCTTCCAAATTTTCCGTAAGATTCATCCGCGCTGGCTTTAAGTTGTTTTTTAGTTCGAGGTTTTTTAACCCTCATTGCAATAGACTCGTCTTTACGAGCTCCATATCCTTGTGCCATGTCAGCCTCCTTGGCGATTATATCTCTTCCAGGTTCTCCGCTTATGCTTATTCTTCGGCTTCGATCTTGGAGATCTTCCTATACTAGTCCTTTTTTTGATTGGTGTAAAGTACGTTGAATGGGTGAATATTTGCGCCACTACCCTGCAATTTTTTTAATGTTAATCGCGTTTTCTTTTCCTCTATTCTCCCCTATCTCAAATTCTATCTCTTCCCCCTCTGTTAGGGTTTCAATACCAGCTTTTTCCAAAGCCGATACGTGAAGAAAGACATCCTTGCCTTCCTGTTCAATGAATCCATATCCTTTGGTTGGATTAAACCATTTAATTTTTCCTGTAGTCATTAGTTTTCCTTGTAGTTAATTATTAATCCTCAACTATT